GTTCTGCTTCCTCGTTCCAACAAAGCTACTGTCGTTCCCACTGCTGCTTGTTGATTCCCGTCACCTACTTGAAGGTCAGCGATCGAGGCAAATCTTTGCCCGGCTGAAACAACGACACCCATAAGCTGTAACAAAGTTTGTGAAGGTTCTTTAAACGGTAATGCCATAAATGCATCTTTAATATTTCCGCCTGGAGCATCCACATCTCTAAATTCACCTGGAGTTATAGATTGCGCGTCATCTCTAATTCTGATGCCGCGCATTTTAAATCCTGCTGGCAAATTGGAGAGGGTACCAGCATCTAACAAAGATCTTAAAGCTGCAGTGGCTGTTCTTGATAAACCACCAATCATATGAATTAAACCAAAACCATAAAAACCTAAACCAGGTAAAAATTTAAAATGTACAAAGTAAGAAATTTTCTTTTTCTTTGGATCTGCTATTTCATAATTTCTTCTAATAGATAATACTTCTCTTGATGCTTCTTCAATAGTTACAATGTACGGTAATTTAATTCCTGTAGGTTGACCATCAGGTCCTCGATCCTCGAACCCTTCTAAATCTAAATCTACATGAAATTCTAAAATATTGTAAACGTCTTCATCTTTTGTTTTTGTAATTCCTTCTAGCTCTCGTTCTTTTCTTTCTAAATCAGATTCAGTATCTGCAGGAGATCCAAGGTCCACGTCTCTGTAAAAACCAGACACTTGTTGTTTTCTTAAATCATTTTCTTTAGTTTTAATAACGTGAACCACGGCCGTTGCATCTTCTAAAGATGTTGCAGAGTATGGCACAACCAAATCTTCTGCAGGTACAAATTTAGAAACTGCTCTGCCTAAAAGATCGTCGTAATAAACTTTCTTAAAGGCAGATCCAGCAAGAGGGAGGTAAAATAATAATTGATCAAATTCAGGTTCGTATTCTTTCATCTGATCCATTAATTGATAGTTCATAAAATCTTTTACTCTAGTCGATTGCATTTCTTTATCAGGAGACGGTGCACCTATAATTTGTGTTCTAATAGGTCCATCTGCTGGTAATAGTTCTTTGTATGCTAATGCTTGAAATTGTGTAACTGCTTCTGCAAGAACTGGATGTGTTGCACCTGCAGCTCCAGAAAAAGGTTCGGTTCTATCTTCATATTTAAATCCTAAAAGATCTAAACCTGTTACGTAAGTGTGTTCCCATTCTTTACGAGACTCTTTGTAGTCCATATAGTTTTGATTTAATTCTGAACCTAGAGGACCTAATATTTCCTCTGGTAATAACTCAGCTAAATTATCAAAGTGATTTTCACTTTGTGCTTGGCTAAATGCTCCAGGTTCAAAATTAATTTCTACACCGCCATCTTCAGTGGGAGTAATTTCTGTTTCAGCAGGGTTTGGTAATGATTCATTAATTTCTTCTTGAACCTCAACTTGTTCTTCGGGTCCTGCTATTTCAACCGATTTTCTTATTTCGGTTAATGCTTTGTCTATTTCTGCCATTTATATTCTCCAATTTATCTTGTTTATATGCTTTTGATTCATTAATCAAGCCTTGTGGGTTAGGTCCACTTAATGGTGGTATTTGATCTCGTTTTACATGTTTCATGTTTTTAACAAGAGTAGGATTTTTTACATACTTACTTGGATGTTTAAATACAAACGTCATTACCAGTAAAATTTCTTTTTTCTTTTAGGTTGATATTCTTCTTGATAATCTTCCGGGTGATCTATAAATCCGCCTTGTCTGTATCTTAACAGAGCCTGTGTTGTGCTGTCAACTAAATCGTCATGATCACCATATGGAAATGCTGCACACTCTTCAACAAGCTCTTGTGCAAACTCTTGATCTAAAGGCGCCCAAATTTGTCCAGCTTCAAACAATGGAGATACTGCATTAACTCTTGCAATTTTATCTTGACCTTTAGATGGTGTAAAATTCATAGCAGGAATTCCCATCTGTCTAAGCTCATACATTAAAGGTAGTCCTGATGCCTTTGCTTCAATAATAACTGTTTCAGGATTCCAATATTTATATTGTTCTAATGCAACACGACGAAGTTCTGGAAACTCTAAACGTTCTTTAAATGAATCTAATAATATTAATTGACGAGGTGAATCTTCATTAGGACGAAAAACTCCCCATGTAGTAATTGCACTATAGTCAGCAGTTTCTTTTTTAAGATAAGCCGTATCATAAGATTGAATTGTATGTTCAATATTAGGCATATGTTTAGACTCCCAATTTTTCCACCACTCACGTTTAATAAGAGCTCCTTCTTCTGAGGTTGGGTTCTGCATGTATTGCGCGTTCCATTTTGCAACACCTGCGGATGCTTTAACAGATTCAAGATCCTCAAGCTTCCAATACTCAGGCCAAACTGGATCTCCACTTGGAAGGATTGCGGGGAACTCTACGACTTCCCATTGATCCGCGTTCTCGTTGCTTTGTGCGTTTAACAATCTTTGTGTTAGATCTTTTGTACTCCATCTTGTCATAACTAAAACAATACGACCGCCTGGTTGAAGACGTTGCCTCGGTCCTGAAGTATACCACTCATATGCATTATCAAATGCCGATGGTGAGTTTACATCTTGCTCTGAATGTGGATCATCGATGATGAGTAGATCAGCACCTCTCCCGGTTACCGCACCTTGGACACCAACAGCAAAGTATTCACCACCATCAGATGTATTCCAACGTCCTGCAGCTTTACTATCTTCTTGAAGTCTTGTATTAAAAATTTGTTGATACTCTTCTGAGTCAATTAAATGTTTTGCTTTACGACCAAAGTTTACAGCAAGTTCCGCTGTGTGAGTTGCTTGAATAATTTTTAGTTTAGGATTCTGCCCGATCATCCAAGCAGGAAGAAAGAACGACGCAAATTCAGATTTAGTATGCCTAGGAGGCATGTTTATAATTAGACGGGTCAAATCTCCTGTTGCTAATCTATTAAATTTATCTGCTATCGTTTGATGGTGGGACCCCTCTATAAAATCTGGCCACATTCTTTTTACAAAAGATAAAAAATTAGTTTTAACTTGTTTAAGTTCTTTTCTTCTATGTCTTTGTATAATCTGTATCTTGAGTTTTTTTCGCTCAATTGGATCTTCTATTTTATTAATATCTTCAACAGTTAGCATATATTTCAATATGGGTGGTAAAGTATTATACACGATTAACTATCCAAATCAAACACTATAGGGTAGGTCTGGGACCCCTACAAAACTAAGAGTGATTTAATAAATAATAAGTCACGCAAATTTAAAAGTAATTCCTTTAGGGTCCCCTTTCTTTGGGTGGGTCCCGCCCACACGCTCTTACCTATGCAGTTTATGCATAGGACAATGTAGGATAGGCCATGCAAATACTGCATGGCCTATTTCTTAACGAAGTCTATTTATTAATTCGTCTCTCGATCCTTTCTTCAATAGTTTTTAATTGAGCAACCATAAACTTATGTCGCGTGCTAATGTTTTTAAGACCAGTGTTAGTAACAGCTATTCTTAAACCAATATGATTTTTAAATAGCTGTCGAAGATCCGTGTCTGTTGGGTTGCCTTTGAAAAAAGATGAACTGTGGACAAAATCTAAAAATATAGCTCTGAACATAAGTTCATCTATAGTTTTTTCAGTGATCTCATAAACTCCAACAGCCATCATCAACCAACCAATATGATCCGCTTGGTCTTTCTGGTCAATTGCGTTTTGACCTTTTTCACCTAACCACTGACATTTATCTGCATCAAAGTGCTTTAGGTTTTGGTAGTGTACTAATAGTGACATTGTATTCCTTTCGTTAAGTTAATAAATTCATTATGCACAGCTATCCTATAATGTCCAGTAACTATGTGTCCATAATGGGTCAGCTAGATGAGGGAACAAACTAACTGACCTCATAAGTATATGTGATTTTTTTCGTGATTTGTGCCAAATTAATTTTTCTTTTTTTAGGGTGGGCCCCGCCCACATGCTCTTCTCTATTTTTTTCTAGTGTGGCGTGTGGTCTGGCCACACGCCACAAGTTATTTATTTTACCGCGATCTGTAACAGCTGATCTGGAATAGCAAGTTTAATATCCGCGCTTGCCATTTCTTTTTGTAAAGTTTTAACAGTGGAATTAATATCGCTTCCAGTGTGGACAATAACTTTACAATTGTCTCTTTTTTCTTTTAGAGCATGATAAAGTTTATGTCCTTTTTTAATATGCTCTTTGGCTTCTTGATAACAAACCTCATCAAGTTTATTTGTAAAGTATTCAACGCCGTCGTCTGCTGAATTGAAACTAGAAAAGCTGGTATCCCATTGACGCGCCTTAGCCAATCGGTCAAGTCTATTAGAGATAACATTGGCCATTTGATTAACCTTATCTAATAGCTTCTCTTCAACTATTCTTTTAGTTCTGATAAAGTTTAAATACTCATCATTAACTTTAGTAAGTTGCTTGAGGTCTTTATCAACTCCACACTCTTTAGCAAAAGTTGATTTCTTTTTTTCAGCAAGTTTATCAGCTTCAAAATGTATTTCTGAATTGATTTGTTCTTGCTTATCATAGAACTTGTCTTTAATTAATTCTTTAAAGAATTCAAGTTCGTTGCTTCTTATTGGTTTCATAACTGTATTCCTTTCTATTTGTTAAGTTATAAATATTCTTATAGGTTATTATAGGATATAGTCAACCCTTAAAAAACATTTATTTTTATTTTTTTTATATGGGTGGGCCCCGCCCACATGCTCTTCTCTAAAAATAAAAAATTTTAGCTGTTGACAATATCCTACAATAACCTATATTAGAATCATGAAAGAATTAAACACGGCACAAGCATGGGTATTAGTTGGCGGCCTTAGCAAGCCTGGAAAAATGCCTGGATGGTCAATTGGTATACCCGCTAAAGAATGCAACACGGGCGGCAAGCTTCAAAATGTCGAAGGCAGCGTCTGCAATGACTGTTATGCATTAAAGGGTTGTTACGTCTTCAAGGTTGTTCAGGATGCACAATACAGAAGGCTGGCAGCTATTAAGCACCCGCGATGGGTCGAGGCCATGGCACTGTTGATCAATTCTAAAAAACCCGATGTATTCAGATGGCATGACTCAGGAGATGTTCAGGACCTTGAACACCTTCAAAAAATTTTTGCTGTCTGTAGGTTGACGCCGTCAAGAATGCATTGGATGCCAACCAAAGAAGCCTGGGTCAAAAAATATTTAAAATTTAAGCCTGACAATTTAACGATTAGATTGTCATCACCGATGGTGAACCAGGGACCAATTAGCAGCTGGCCCAATACATCCACAGTGGTGACTAAGAAGGCAACATGTCCAGCACCTGAGCAAGGCGGCCAATGTCTAGACTGTAGACGATGCTGGAATCCAAAAATTAAAAATATTTCTTATGGCCAACATTAGGAATGGTGTTCGATTGTGGGGTTGTACTACACCTAAAATTGGGAAACCCTCAAGCGGGGGCTGGTCGTATTCCACCAGCCCTCAAGCTTAAATAAAAAATAAGGGTGGGTCCCGCCCACAAGCACGCACCACAGTCCGCAAGCCGAGGCCACAGGCAACAGGCTCATGTTTCACGTGAAACAAAAAAATAAAAAGGGTGGGTCCCGCCCACAAGCACTTACCACGAGCCGCGACATTTTGCGCGTTGATCTTTGTCCTATAATATGTAGGACGCTAAACGTTTTGTAAAAATTTAAAGCTTGACTCCATACCCGTGGCACACGGATCTGCCTTCCCCTTAATTAAATCTTGTATAAACCTTCCCTCATAAAGTTTTATGTCTGTCTGACAGAGGCCCTTGGCCATGATGAAACTGTTGTGTGGATGCTTAATATG